CGTCTGCTGCTGGAACTCCTGCCGCATCCGCTCGATCATCGGCTCCTGCTGGACCTGCGCCATCTTCGCCTGCGCGTTCGCCTGAACCTGCGCCATGCGCGGGTCTTGATGCGGCTGCGGCGGCGGCATCGGATGCTCGGAGGGGTCGGTGTAGTACGCCTCCACCGATTTCAGCCCGGACGCTTCCACCAGCTTCGCCAGCTTCGCGTAGATGTTCTTCGCGGTCACGAGCGGACCCTGCACGCCGCCCTGAAGCTGGACGATCTTCTCGTCAATGTTGAGCAGGTTCGAGAGGATCGCCACCTGCTGCGTCTTGTTCCCCGTCCCCAGACCCACCGTCACGGTGAGGTCCATCATGTTGTTCCACTCGCGCGGGTCCATCTCGACCCACTTGTTCCGGAGCCGGATGATCTTCGGCTTGTTCTGGTGCTTGCAGACGAGTTCCAGCGTCCGGCGGAACGCGCGCTTGACGCCGGTTTCCGCGAAGGTGCGGGCGATGAGTTCAAGCCGCTCCTGAGAGGCCGACTCAACGATGTTCGCGCCCGTCGCGGTGTCTGTGTACGCGTTGTTCAGCGCATCCGCGCCCGGTCCCGGTGCAAACCGCTGCACGCCCGTCCGCTGCTCACGCACGTTGTCCACATACGCGATCATCGTATAGGCGTCGGCGGCAACGGGGACGGTCGGAATGGGGGTGAGTGCCCCGACCGACTTCATCCGCACCACGCCGCCCGGCCGACGGTTCAACAGGTCGTCGAGATTGACCTGGCCCTCGACCGCCCCGACCATCGGCGCGTTGCCGAGATAGACGCTATCGAGCGCGCCGCGCCAGAGCGTGGACTTGATGAGCTGTAGATCCTGCGTCTGGTCCGCAATCGACATGCCGAAGAACTTGTGCGGCATGGGAACGGGGGTGATCGCGGCGAACGGGTTGTCGTCGATCTCCTCGTTCTCGAGGATGACGCCGCCAGCGGAGCCCATCGACCCCGCCATCGTCACCTTGCGCAGCTCGGCGAGGCCGTCGCCGTCGTAGTCCACCTTGATGTAGCACTCGGTAACCCACACCTCGCGCATGGCCGGATCGATGTTCGTATCCTCGCGATACGGCATCTCGTCCTCGGCCTTGAAGCGCTGCAACCGCTCCTGGCTGAAATCGCCGTCATCGTCGGGGGCGAGGTTGCGGATCGTCTCCGCCTTCTCGGGAAACATCTCCGAGAGCTTCGAGACGGAAAGCTTGACCCGATGCGCGCAGAACGGCGTCTCGTCCAGATCCACCGCTCGCCGGTCAATCAGGAATTCATCCGGGGGAACGGGAACGATGCACACGCGCCCGTCCTTGTTCGTGCGACGCACCACCGCGTCATGGAGCATCGGCTGAGGAAGTGCCGGGAGCGCCGTGTTAGGGCCTCCCGGCACAGGCCCGATGCCTGGCAAGCCGGCCGGACTTGTTGCTCCAGGCAGAGCGGGGGACATCGTTGGCGCCGGCGTCGGGTCGGGATACGCCGTGTGCTCCACCAACTCCACGTCCGGATCCAGAATCATCATCTGGAACTCGGCGTCGGTCAGGCCCTCGTATTCCTCCTTGGCGATGTCAATGCTCTCGTCCCACCACAGCTTGACAACGCTGTTCTTCTTCAACAGTGCGTCCTTGAACCAGGTGTAGAAGATCGAGAAGCCTTCGTTCTGCTGCGTCCAGATCCAGTTCACATAGTCCGTCGCCTGCTTCGCAGCCTCCTCGTCCTCCGGGCCAACGGGGTCGAAGCGCACGACCTGATCGCCGGAGGTGAAGATTTTCATGAGCGGCGGCATCATCGCGTCGATGGCTTCCGCCACGTCGCGCGAGACGACCTTCGAGCGCCCCTCCAGCTCGTTGCCGAAGGGGTCGCCGTCGTAATAGCTCTGCGCCTTCGTCCTGTCCGCTGCGAGACGGCCGCCCTGATAGCCGATGCTGTTCTGGATCTTGGCGTCCAGAATGGCGATCAGGGAGCCGTCCTGCATCTTGGGCATGGGTCAGGCCGCTTCCTTCTTCGGCCGCCCGCCACTCGCACGCTCGCGCTCCCGAAACTCCTCGACCACCTCGCGGAGTTGGAACAATGCGTCGTTCGTTTCGATGAGCCGCGCCTGAGCGTTTATCAGATGCGTCTCCAATGCCTCCAGCCGCTTCGCCATCTCGATGTAGCAGGCGCGCAGCACATGATTGGAGACGGCCGTCTCGATCCGCTCCGAAAGCGGGATCGTGTCGGGGTCGCGGTGATCGGTCATTTCAGCCCTCAATGAGGAACTTGGTGAACAGCCGAGCCGCCTCGACCACACTCTCCGGCCTGCTGCCGCCAGGAAGCCCCAGCGCGAGACGCAATGCCTCTGTGCGCGCCACGAGTTCCCGCTCCTTCCGCTTGGCCTCCGCGTACACGTCGGGCTGATAGGGGAAGTCATCCGGGACACGTTGATTTTTGGTCATACGATGCCTTTGTCATTGTACTTGAGAGGCTTCGACCAGCCGTCGTCGTTCCTCAGATCCGCCGCGGCGAGCTCCGCGAAGGCGTCCGAGCCGTGGCTGGCCCAATCATGCAAGGGACGGTCATGGAAGACCTTCCGCTTGTCGTCCCATTCTTTCCGGTAGTTGCGCAGAGCGTTGATGCCCCGCTCGCACTTGTCCGCGTCAAACCAGCATCGCGGGATAAAGAGCCTCACGCCGTTGATGCTGTCCTCTTTCCGCCTAGCCGGCATGACGCGGACCCGGTGAATGCCCAGGGACGCGAGCGTTTCCACTCGACTTTTCCCCGAGCCCAACTCCTTCACATCCGCATCGTGCGGCAGGATGTGCTCCCCGTACTTGTAGGGCCGGCGATCCAGCTCCTTGGCGTACCAGTCGAGCCCGACGCCCGAGTTCTCGAGATATTCGATGACGTGAATCTCACGCCCCGCCACCTGCGCGAACCAGATCGCGGTTGAATCGCCGATCCCGAGATCCCATCCCGTGTGGACGGGGAGCGCCGGGTTCCACGGCACCTTGGCGATGCGCTTGTCATTCTCCGCCGCCTGCATCTCGCGCCCGTAGTAAGCGCCGATCACGGCGGCGTTGAAATCGCACAGGTACTCTTGGTTAAACCTGTTCTCGCCGTCGTCCGGGCCGAACTCGCGGACGTATTCCGCCTTCTCGCGCTCCAGCGTCTCAGGAGTAAAGACGCCCGTATCGGTCGCGGGCAGCCGCTCGGCGAACCACGCATCGTCCTTGAGCGCCGCCTCATAGAACGTGGCGCCGTGATTCCGGCCGCGCGGCGTGTAGATGAAGAATGCCCAGCCGCCGTTTTCCGCGAGGATCGGCCGCAGATAAGCCCATGCCGCCGGGTCGGCGAGCGACCACTCCGAGAAGACGATCCCGACAGGGTTCGAACCGACGAGGCTGTCGTAATTGTCCGAGCCGACGACCTGCCACATTGAGCCGTTACGGAGCCGGATCCGCATCTCGGTGTCGTTCGTGCTCTCCCTCAGCTCTTTCGGGAAAGCCTCGTCAATGCGCCGCTTACCGGTGTGCGGGTTGACCGCATCCCACACCGCTTTTCTCGCCTGCGACGCCTCTGGCAGCATATGCCAATAACTGCCGATGCGCTGCACCATTGCGGTGGCCGCCCAGTGAAGGCAGACATCATCCTTGCCCGCCCGGCGATGCCATACCGCGACAGCGCGCCTTCCGCCTCGCTCCAGATACGACCAGAGGCGCATCTGATAGGGGCGCGGGCGCCAGTTATTCGGAAGCGTGATCTCCGGCAAATCGCACCACATTGATGACGAGCGGGCCGCCATCCTTGCCGCCATGCTCGACCGCGGCGAGGCGGGGATGAACGTAAGGGGCTGCGTCCTTGGCTACAGCAGACGCGGCGTCGAAATCGCCGGCCTCGTAGTGCGCCCGCATTGTGTGAAGCATCACCTCGAGCGGCGTGATGCCCTCAGCAGCGGCACGGTCGGCGATCTCTCTCGATTTGCGATTCTTGCCGCCAGGCTTACGCCCCGCTCCCTGCCGAGCGCCGCCACGCATCGTTTGAAATCCTTTGAAAAAGAATCGGCTACTTGAACTTCCCGGCGCGTAGGGTCTTGGCGTACTTCGCCAACCCGTCCTTCTGCGGCTGTTTCTTCGCCGCCTTGGCGAGAGCGGCCTTGCCGGGGGTGAGCTTGGGCTTCGTCGCCATCAGTACCGCTTCCCGCCCTTCTTCGTCGGCTTCTTTGCCATCAGACATGCTCCGTAAAAAAATATGCGCAGGGGCGAATTTTCCCCCTTGCCCATTAGGGCCTTTGGCCCTACATTCATCTCATCGCAAGGGCAATGGTGCCCGCCCAAGAGGGGAGCAGACGATGACCTACACAGCCGGCCTCCGCCATCACTCGATCAGCCGCGCACGCACCGTCTCAGCCGAGACCATCGACGCCGCGAAGCGCCTGGCCTCCCGCGAATTCCGCGATGAGTTCCAAGACTACGAGATCGTCATTGTCAATGAGGCCGACGAGATCGTCTCGCGTCGCCGCGTCTCCGAGCGCCGCTGGCATGACGCCGACTGAACTGAAATCCGCGCGACACGCCCTCGGCCTTAGCGCCGAGGGTTTCGCGCGCGCGGTCGGCGTCGAGAGCGGCCGAACCGTGCGGCGCTGGGAATCTGGCGAGCGCGACATCCCCGGCCCTGTCGTGGTGCTGACAGGATTGATGCTGCGGCTCGCACGGGTCCGGAAGGAACTCGGGATCGACGCTCGCTCCGCCTGAATCAGAAAAGCCGCTCAGCGGGGATGCTGGCGGCTCAAATGCAAACGCGCCGCCCTCGATCAAACGAAGGCAGCGCGCCTGGCTGGGGCAATCGCGCGCCGTCTAGGCGCACGTATCCCGCCGAGATTGATACAGGCTTTGCGAGCGCGCGTCAAGCGTCAAATCCCGCGATGGTCGGCGAGCGCGTCAAGCCCCTTCAACAGCCGATCCATCCCATCCGGCGTGAGCGTGTGATCGAGCCCGCAGACATCGCGCAGAGGCGTCCACCACATCCGTAGCGCCCGGTAGGTATCGCGGAGCGCGTTCTGGTTCCATCGCAGCCGATCCGCCTCCTCGTCGCTCATCTCGCCCTTGTCCCGGCCCCCCACGTCGTAGCACATCGTGAGCGAGCCTGAGAGCTTGCAGCGATGATAGAGGCGACGCAGCCACATCCCCGCCTCAAAGCGCCGCAGAGCCTCGTCCGACCATTTCTCAGGGTTGGCAGACACGCGCGGCCCGAGCTGCGCGGTCCGGAGCAGGATCTCGAGCGCGCACTCGTGCTGGTTCCTCGCTCTCGTCACCCCTGCCGCCATCGTCTCCTCTACAACTACAGGGACGTGCTGGTGGAGATAGGGAGAGCCGTGCTCCTGAGAGACGTACATGCGCTTCTCCTTGCGACTCATTCGAAGGATTCCGGGCGCGCCCCCTGCGGGGTCGGGCTCTCGTGCTCCGCACCAAGCCCCTGCGGGTCTTGGCCTTCGGCGTCGATCCCTCGCGCAATTCTCATAGCGGCATCACCTCCTGAGTGGGCTTGGCAGGCAGCACGTCGCGGATCAAATCACCCTGCCGCGTTGCTTCCTCAATGCGGCGGCACGCGATCTCGAAATAGCGGGGCTCGCGCTCGATACCGACGAACTGCAGTCCGCGTTTCGCGCACGCAACGCCCGTCGTCCCGGAGCCCATGAAGGGATCGCAGATGCGTCCTTCTGGCAGCTTCCGGAGAAGCCGCTCGACTAGCGCCACGGGCTTTTCGTTCGGATGCTGGCGCCCATTCTTCGCCATCGACTGCACCGGCGGGCAATAGATGACCGCGCCCTCGTCCCGCACGCCTACGAAGCCGCTCCCAATGACGTAAATTTCTTCGCTCGATGGCTTCCACGGTAGGTCAAGCGCGCCCATCCCAAGAGCTGGCCCCTTGTCCCATGTCAGAACCATGCGCGTTCCCGCTGGCCGCGGCGCCTTCCATGAGCCGAACACGAGCATCGGAAGGTCGCCGAGCAGACTAATGGCCGCGTCGCGCGTCGTCGTGTCGTGGTCGTTGATGATCCTGTCGCCAGCCCAAAGCGCATCCGTCCGATAGCCGCTGCGGTAGGCGATGCCGAAAGGCGGATCGGTTAGGACGGCATCGACGGCGGCGATCTCCGGGATGAGCTGCAGAGCGTCGCCGAGATATAGCGTGGCATTCCCGATGACCTCTCGCCGCGTCATGCGAGGCTCCCGCGATAGCGGGCGAAGCCCGGAGGGCGGAGACGGGAACCGGCTCCGTTCACGAGCACGCGGGCGGCGTAGCCGCATCGCCCGAACCCTGTTGCGCAATCCCCGCCACCATCGCCCTTACCCTCGCCACCTGCTCCGGGGTGGGTGGTGGCCTCTCGGGTTTCGGCGGGTCGCGATCGAGCTTCGCTTTCGCCAGCCGCAGGCGGATGAGCTCCTGCTTCCTGGCGCTCATCTCCGCCGAGACGGTCGCCGATAGATCCGCCGGCAACGGGAGCCGGTTGCCCCATTTGTGCGTGCGGCACACCTCGTCCACCGCCTTCATGACGAGATCGCTCGGAAGCTCGGCGAGCACATCGGCGTAGAACCGCGTCGCATCCGCCACGGCCTCCTTGGTCGCCGGGCGCTTCCACAGGCCGAACGTCTCCCCGAACCGCCAGAGCTTGTCGAGCGCCACCGCGACAGCCCGCTTGTCGGCCGGCGTCGTCGCGCGCTCGGCCTCAGCCAAAGCTCTCGGCAGGATCTCGGGCAAGCCCGCCGGGATCTGGAAGGCTGGCATCCATCCCAAGAGCAAGGCCCGCGAGGATTCCAGCGCGGATGTCGTCGCGGTTGCTGGCAGGCTTTGAGGTGCTTGGAGTGTTCCCACGATACTTGCCTTCCCTCACCTTCGCGATGTTGCTGGGGCTAAGCGCCCAATCGAAATCCGCCCGCCAGTCGCGGTCGTTCGCGCCCATGAGGAAGGGGCTCCCGCGGATCTGCTGGAGGTAGGCCCGGAAGCTTCCGAGGTCGCCGCCGAACTGCTGCTGCAACCGGAGCCGCGCTGCCGTGATGCGCTTGTCCGTGAGCTCGCGGGGAATGGGGATGCCCGTTCCCTCGAATTCCTCCGCCCATGCGGCGATCATCTGCCGCGCAATTTCGGACCCGGCTGGGGGGGCTACAGGGGGGGAAGGGATATATAAATTCTTTCCTTCTTTCTTATTTGGGTTGGTCCCGGTACAGCGCTGGGTTGGCGCTGGGTTGTTTGCTGGGTTGGCCTCTTCGGTAAGCTCTTGTTCTTCTTCGCCGTTTTCCCCGTTTTGCTGGGTTGGCTGCTGGGTTGGTTGGTGGGTTGGTGCTGGGTTGGCGCTGGGTTGGCTCTGAGCCCCCTCCCGAACCCCTTGGTACTCCTCGTAATTCGTGATCGTGAGGACCGTTCCGCCGTGAACCGGCGCGCGGGTGATCATCCCGGCCTCGTCCAGCGCATCGAGGAGACGGCGCACCACCTGCCGGCCGACGCAGAACCCCTCGGCAAGGAATCGCTCGCTGGTGACGATCTGGCCGCGCTCGAGCTTCACAATTCCGCCGCCGAACCGGACAGTCGTTTCCCGCCACGCGGCATTATCGGTCAAGTAAGACCAGATGCCGGCGTCCAGAAGATTCTTGAACACGGGGTTCCGCCACTTGCGGCGGTAGGACCGTGTATATCCCTCTTCCTCGTTCATGCGCCTATTTTACCTAGGCGGCGAGCGCTTGGGGACGGCGAAAACAATCCACAGGCACCCCGTTACCTGTGGATTTCTTCCGAAGCTTCCCGCGCGCCGAGCGCCATTCGCGCGCGAGCACGTCGGCGAGTTCCCCCCATCGGTAGTTCGTCGGCAGCCCGAGCGCGCGTGCCACGTCGGCGGGGTAGACACCGCTCCGGCGCCAATACGCGATCTGTTCCCACGCCACAGACATCGCCTCGGCATTGAGCCTCACGCCCGCCTCGCCTGCGCGTTCAGCGTCTCAAGGGCAAGGCGAGTGCGCGCCGGGTCGTAGTGTTCCAGCGCCTTCCAATAGCGGGTCATCAGCTTCTGGGCGTATGACTCCGGCTGCTGCCAGACCCATTCACGGAAGTCGGACCAGAGGTAATAGGCGTCGTCTTCCCGGCCCTTGGCGCTCCACACAACGACCGTGCGGGCCGTGATCTCAGGGTCGTAGCTGCTGCGCTTCGAGAAGCCGACAGGCGCGCGCTCTGTCATTGCGCACGCCTCCCCTCACCCCGCGCGATCGCCGCCATCACGAGGAGGTCGACCCGCTCGCCCTCGATGGGCAGCACCTCTCCCCGCATGAGGGCGGAGAGGCGCAGCGCTTCGAGGCACGCGAGGTAGGAGCCGAGGCTGTTCGCGTCCTGCTCGGCGGGGGTCATGCCTTCCCCCGCAGCAAGCGCGCCCATGTCGAGAAGGGCAGCACCACGAGCGGGTCGGCGTTGTTCCGGCGAAGGAAAAGCGCGTCGTTCTCGCCGAGCCATTTCTCGAGCGTGGCGAAGCCCTCGCCATTGGCCCGCGCCTTCACCTCGGCGATGAGCGGCGCGTCGTCGGGGCCGAAGGCGTACACGTCAATGTCGGCGCCGTTGCCCTGGTAGCGCGCGGCGCCAGAGAGCGGGACGCGCTCCGCCTTGACGCCGAGCTCAGTGTGACGGTGTACGATCTCTCGTTCGATCCGCGCGCCCTTGTCCCGCGACATCTTGCTCAACGCCGCTCGCCCCTCTCCGCCCTCTCCCCCACCCTGAGAGCCGTCACGACGAACACGACGTTGCCGAGGAACCAGACCAGCAAAAGCCATTGCCATATCGCCATGACGCCCTCCCATCGGGGTTAGAACCTCAGTGCAGATCGCGTCGCGCCGTTGACGCACATGTCGGCCGACGAGCCGTAGGCAGAGTGATTCATGACGTTGCGCCAGCCGTAGCCGAAGCTGCCGCAGTCATCCTTCGCGATCGGGCAGTTGTCGGCGCTGTAGTCGCGGCCGATCGCGGCGAACATGGCGGCGATCTCGGCGGGCGTCGGAAGCTGCTCCGCTTGGTGGACGGCACGGCTCTTGTTGAAGGCGTCCATGAAGGCGGAGAAGCACTCGCCGCCACAGGTCTTGCGCGCGCGGAAGGCGGAGTTCCGCTCATCTTGGCGTTGCACGAGCTCCTTCTCGCAGATCGGGCAATACCGCGGCCCCGCGCAGAGGTCGGCTCGCCTCGACCGATTGGCGCAGCTCGTCGAGCAGTAGCGCATGCCAAGCCACTGCGCGCGCGACATGGTTTCCCCGCGCTTGATGGGATTGCCGCAGCCGGGCAACGAGCAGAGATGAGAAAGACCCTCCCCGGCGCGAGACGACCGGGACGCAGCCGGGGAGGGCGAGGTTAGCGACGCGGAGGGAGGAGATGCGTCGCCGTTCGGATC